TAACACAGTGGTAAGCATGGGATTGCAGAAATAACGCACTTTAAACGCACGTTAACGCATCAAACTCGCTTTTTATACCCTATCCTACCCCACCCTCTTTCTCTAGTCCTCATTCTTTCTTTAAATGAGATGGGCTGAAAAGCTAAGGTTTCCATACAATTCCACTATTTACTATCTTAGTTAGAATCTTTTGGCAGTCGTAACAGATCGTTACTTCAGTATTGAACTTGTCAGACTTAAGATGATCCTTAGATTGTAAACAAATATTACATCTACGTCTCATCTTCTACCTCTGCTAATCCTATCTGGTAAGCTAATTGAGCTAGCTTTAGATGTAACCGATCAAACAAATGCCAAGGTTGATTATCTCCCCATAAATCAAAGTGCTTTTTTAGATGATTCTTAATCTCTGTAAGTTCAACCATAGCCTCGTATAACTCATCCTCGTCAATCATCCTTAACCATCCAGTTTGTAAGAACCATCTTCTCTACGGGTTAAGGTCCATATGTATTCAGGGTCAGTCCAGTATTCACCATCATCCGTTTTAAGAAGTTCTAATACATCTACTCTTATTACTTCTGCTGTTGTTTCCCACTTTACTTCTATACCGTTCTTAGGAAGGGAATAAGAGGAGTGGGGGTGTTTAAGGAGGGTAAAATAGAGAGACCACTTAGAGTTCTTATTCTTACCATAGCCTGTGTCCCAGTCTGATTCAAATTCTTCCGGTATGGTTGCGTTTACAAACTCACATACCTCACCAGGTTGTAACTGTTTAAACCTGGGCGTGGCTCCTAGAGAGATCCTTTTATCTTTCAAGCTCATCAATTAAGATATACACGTTTTGCTATATAATAATTTCTAAATAGCACAAACAGTTATATAACGGATTAAACATTAATTGGTAATGCCAGTAGGACTCTACACTAGGAAAGGTAAGAATGGGCGCAGGATGTATTTTAGGGATGGCAAGCTCATCAGCAAGAAATCCTATACAGCGTCTCGCAACCGTAAGGGAGCCTCTCGAAAAGGTCGCGCTCCTTACCGAGGTAAGAGATCTACTGGCAATCCAAGGAGAAAATATATGAAAGCAATTCCACACCCAAGTGTGACCGGCATGGCTTCAGGCCTTGCCATAGCAAGTTACCTGAACGCTGGTAAAACAGTAACAGGGTCTTTTGGTAAAACCTCACTTATTGAGGGAGTTATCAAGGATGTAACAGACGGAGAACTAGGGACCGCATTTAATACCCTAGCAGGTAACGCAATGGATCTCATTGGTACCGACGGAGGAAGAAAGACATTAGTGACTGCTTCTGGTGTAGCCATACTTGGCGCATTTGCCAGGAAACAGTTTCCATCGCTAAAACTAGGAGGAAGTAAACTTTACTTCAGATTATAAAATGGTAACAACCACGATACAGAGAAGTTTTGATAGCACGCCCACAGACAAAGAATATTTTTCTTTGACTGACAACATGAATAGTTCAAATTTGGGCAATATTCAAGTGCCCCAGGGGAGCACTAGGATATCCAGGGTCGATTGTGCCATGGATGGATTTAACGCAAAAGGGTACCAAGTCGTATGCAGACTCCTAGGGTCAAATATGTCAGAACAGAACTTTACCATTATGGGAATAGCTGGAGATACAGCCGATGCGGCATGTGCAGTCGGTTTTAATTCCGTTCCTGTTGCCTTCGGTATATCTGGAGTAAACAACATTGATCTACAGATTGCTATCCAGGTAAGTGGTGGCGGTAGTATGGCGGCAAGTTCTGGGTCTGTAACTCTTTACTTCGAATAGTCTTGAATGGCTAAAAAGAATATAGCAACGTTTCTGGGTCCGCAATTAGGCCTGTCTACAATAGGGGATTTTGCCTATGCATACTCTGGAACAGTTCAGGCAACAACAGCCAATCATACGATGCTATTGTTCACTTCGGGCGATACGGTAACGGTTGGTAAGATTACTTGTGTAGGTGGAATAGAGAATAATGGGGGTGGTGTAGCGACTGGTACTGTTTCCGCATTTACATTAACATTTAATGGTCAGGAAATAACACGATTTAAAACGGTTACATCTGGAACATCTCCAGATGCTCCGATGCACCAAACTTATCCTATAATAATTCCACCCAGGACAGAAGTAAAGGTTATTGTTTTTTCTACTGGGACAGATGGCAAGACTAGCGTGATCATAAACGGTAGAGTTTATGCATGACCCTAGCCGCATCTAAATCAGTTTCCAGAGCTAAGGGTGGTAATATCTATGGATGGAGTGGAAGTCGGGCTCTTAGTGCGTCTGGAGTAACTCTGCTATCCTATACTAACCCCTCAGCATTTTACTTAACCAGGGTAACTCTCGGAATTGATTGGACAGGGATAAGTGCAACAGAATTTATTTCATATACGGTTAATGTGGATGGTACAGCTTTATTTTTAGAAAAGTTTGTTATTACTGCTGATAACCTAGGCAACCAACCTAAAATGTTTGAATTCATGATACCCCCTAATTCAATCGTTAAGGTTCAAGCACTTCAATCTAATAATAATGGGTTTATTTCGTGCATATTAACGGGGTATAGAATCTAATGGCTCTAAGACCTGAGAATGGAGGTGGAACTAGACCTAAAGTTCCAGAACCAACAGAAGAAGAAATAGAAGAAGCTAAAAAATTTATAGATCAGTTTAAAGTTTTATGGCCTCTTTTAGCTATTCCATTAGTTACCTGGTTTAAAAAAAGGAATAAGAAAGGAGACATAACTGACTCTATCGAATGGGTAGCGTTAACTAATTTCTTAACTGGTTATTCTGATTATGTTGTGGCGCTTGGTTGGATTCTTTTATCCAGAATAAATAATACGGTAGATAAATTATCTTATATTTTTGTTGGTGCGGAAACTATCCCCACAGTAGAATTAAACCTTCCCAAAGGTGTAATGCTAGGTTCTTGGTTTGTAACGGGTGAATATGCTATTGACTTTGTTAAAAATTTGTCGGGTGATGTTGGGGATCTAATAGAAACAGGACACACCCAAGAAACCACTGGATCTTTAGATATTTTAATTGCTTCAATCTTAACCGTCACAGGTTTGGATAAAGTGCTTGGGATTAAAAAATGACAGATCAACACTTTTTATTGATCTGGATATTTTCGTTCTTTTTATATTTTGCAATTTACACAATTTGGATTCCTTTGAAAACTCAAAAAAAAATAGAGTCCTGGTTGAAAAGTGACGAATCAGATGAAACCCTCCTAATGTCTCTGGAAGTGATCACTAAAAAAATTAGAGAACAGATGTTAATTGATTTTGAGGAATTTATGCTCCCTCAAGCGAGAGAGAACCTGCAAAAGTTTTGGGCTGGAGCAATGGGCAATGCCGCGAAAGAATTGAAAGGTTCTGAGGAGGGTTCTAATTTGTCTTTGTTGCATAACATAACTCAGGATCTAAGTGGTCAGCCCTGGTATGTTCAGGCCCTAGCATCTAAAATGTTGCCGATGATCACTGAAGCAGTCAAAACGCAACCAGAACGCACAACTAACACAGTGGTAAGCATGGGATTGCAGAAATAACGCACTTTAAACGCACGTTAACGCATCAAACTCGCTTTTTATACCCTATCCTACCCCACCCTCTTTCTCTAGTCCTCATTCTTTCTTTAAATGAGATGGGCTGAAAAGCT